AAAACCCCTTGGAAGAAAAAGAGCGGTATTTGCATGTCCCATCCCCGGAACACTTGCATGGTTCTGCATTCGCCCCAGATGGGCATCTACACGACTTGGCTGGATATTTTGTGGCTGCTTTTCTTTTTAACACGGCTAAAGACATATATACATTCTTGATATTAAAAATCCAAAATGAAATCTAATCCCCAAAATGAAATCCACAAAATAAATCCCCAAAAAAATTGAAAAGTATTCACAGCAAAAGAATATAGTCATTACTCTATAGTGTCAACATCATGAGCTACAAATCAGCCGTTCAGCAACTCTTTCGCAAGGCGCCCAAAAAGCGGGGAATCCTCAGTGAACTTCCAAACGGATGGGTCTACTTGCAAAAGAATGGGTTCGTCTATGATACGTGGAGCGAGGCCCAACGGGCTCACCATCAACAAATGTTAGAAAACAGTCAGAAAGAACGTTATTTACAGGAAATGACAGATCGGTTTCTATCCTACAAAATTCAAGATCTACAAAAAGATGGCTACGACATGTACGAAATAGAGGACATCTTATACAACATGTTGAATGAAAACGCAGACGACGAATACGATTCCACGTCCGATTACGATTCGGAAGACAGCTATGACTCCTTTTAAGTTCATTCTTTGTTTAAAAAATGAACACCATTACTAATGGAAACAAATTCCGTAATTTCAATCCGCAGTGAAGACATTATTGAAAACCTGGACTCCATTCTTGAAAACAGCACGATATTTCAAACCAATGCGAATTTAGAATCAATCAATTGCTATATTTTTTATGTAGAAAACAACCGCCTGTTAAACTACAAAAAATATGAAATTCAAGTCAGTGAAAACAAGCTATCGAAGAAGGACCTTTTGTCTCTGGTGCTTAAAAACAACACCTTTTACTCTAAGAAATTTGATCTGGTCGGCATCTATAAATACGAAGTGAATCTTGAAGGTAGCGGTATTAAAGACTTTTGCCAAGACCCCAAAGCATTTGACTTTATCACTCAATATCACAGTATTCAGGACATTCCTTTTCAGCCATGCATTGAAATCTTCAATGAAAACAACAACATTTCTCTCTTTTTTTCACGTCAACAAAAGGAAGAAGAATCTAAAGACAACAAAGACAACAAAGACAAATTAAAACCCATCCAACAAAACAAGAATAAAACCCAGAAGAGGGTCAAGTTCAATTTGAAACCAGAAAAGGCAAATGCTCCGACGAAAGGGCAAAACAAGACACAGAAGCAATTGTAAAATGATATAAAGTTTCATCACCATCCAATGCAAGAGACACACAACGATGATCCACGCATTGGATGATGAGTTTAGCACTCCACCTTCCCAGACGACTTTCACCGCAAATGGGAATCCATCCTATGACTGGATTTGCACCAATCATAACATGGACGAAAAGCTCGTGCAGTTTTGCTTTCAAAGTGTACTAGATCCACATATGAATTATGAAAACATGCATTATCATTATACCCATTTGTGGAATCATTGCCCCTCTCATTTGCGCGATAGTTTATTGAAATTATTTGAATTCAATCGCGACATCCATCATGGAAAAGGATTGAACACATTGAGTTATTACATGCTAGAGGTAATCACATTCATGACCTATGAAAAAAATCTGATCCCGTTCACTACATACCATGGTATTTTACAGCGAGTGTTTCAAGAGTTTTCCACCACCACCTCCAGCACCTCCACCTCCAGCACCTCCCCCTCCACCACCAATCCACAGCTCCCCTATGGATCTTGGAAGGACTTGAAACACTTTCTCAGTCTTTTCAAGTGGGAACCCCATCTCCACATGTACACACACACCAATAAAAATGACATTATTGATGATATTTTGATGACCCATGTGATACCCCAATTGATTCAAGATCGCAAGAACATGAGCATTCAAGAGCCCATTAGTTTGTGTGGCAAATGGATGCCCCGGGAAAGCTGTGTGAGGCACGGATGGTTGGCACGAAAGATTGCTTACTTGTATCATAAACATACTTTTCAAGTGTATGCTAAAAAGCAGGATATCTATAAAACATACCGAAAACTCATATCAAGTATCAATGCCTATTTAGAGATCCCTCAAAACCACATGTGTAATAGGACATGGGATAAAATCAATTTTGATCATGTCACCTCCAAAACCATGCTAAAATACAAGCGCGTCTTTTTGAATGATGACCCGCACATTAACGAGCATCACCGGAAAGTGTGTAGTCAGAATTTCAAGAATTATATTTCCGTGAAAATGAAAAACAAAGACTACAACAAGGCCAATAACATCATGCCCCATGAGCTCGTCAAGAACTTGTTACGCGAGTCTTCCAAAGAAGAAAAGGACCTGATCACCCTTCAATGGGATAATATGATGAAGAAGCTTTTTTCCGGATCCCCAACAACCACCACATCAACCACCCCATCAACAACCACATCAACCACCAGCTTCCTGAATCGGTGCATTGCGTGCATTGACGTGTCCCCATCCATGTGCCAAGACACGAAGATCCCGCTTCATTCCGCCATTGGTCTTGGTCTCATCACCATGGAAATCAGCACCTTGTATCGCGCCTTTACCTTTTCGGAAACACCTTCATGGATCCGAATCCAAAAGGAAGACAGTCTTCATGCGAAGATTCAGGCCATCCGTTGTTCACCCTGGGGAAACACCACCAACATTTATGCACTCTTTGAAAAGTTTTTAGAAGTGGCCCTGGACAATAAGATTGACGACGATGAAATGCGCGAATATACCCTCGTGGTTTACAGCGACATGCAGTTTGACGCCTGTTGTAAAGAAGGAGAACGGTGTCTCATAGATGCGGTACAAGGTCTTTATAGAAAACACGGATACCAGTCCATTCCCTTTCTCTTGTTCTGGAACTTGCGCGCAACCAATCACTTTCCATCTATTCAAACCACACCCCATTGCCTGAAACTCAGTGGCAACAACCCCACCCTCCTTCAATCTATTGTTTCATTGTCTCTAGAAGAACTCCGCGCCATCAACAACTGGACGCTCATCCACAATCAACTCCAATCCCCGCGCTATGATTTGATACCCATGAATGGATGAATTAAATACATTTGTTACAAAATTTAAACATCCATTTTAATCATTTACATATACATAATTCAATTATGCGAGGTTTATTGACTCGGTTGATACAAAGAAATCAATCACCAGCCCCAGCCCCCGAACCAGCACACCAACAACCCGCGCGTCGTCAATTCATATTTCGATCTCACTCGCAACGCCCCACTCATGCGCCCACCACCACAGAGCCTCCATCGCACGAATCACCATCGCACGAACCCTCGTCGCCTCAACCCCCATCGCCTCAATCCACGTCACCTCCAACCACATTCAACGCCACATTCAACGCCACCACCAACATCAACAACACCCCCATCTTTTCCACACCCTTAGAAAGCAATGAAAGCACCTCCAATTATTACTCTTTGTTTGAATACAATGATTATAACATCCGCTATCATCACAACGAACGCATACACTATGACGACAGTCTAGAAATCATCAATTCCATTTTGCAATACATCTACGAACCCGATTTTGAACCCGAGTTTGAGGAACCTGACTTTGAACCCGAACCTTTCAAAGGAAACGACGACAACACCAAAAACCGCATCATGAAAAATATGCTTGAAGTTCAATACAAAGACGTCAAATATGGGTTGAAAAACGATTCTTGTCCCATATTATATTGCGCCTTTGAAGACAACGATCCCGTTTGTGTATTTAAACCATGTAATCACGGCATTCATCAATCCACGCAAGATCAGTTTTTATACCATTTTCAAAAATGCCCGCTTTGTAATGTTTCCCTCAAGTGAATAAATACTACGTAGTACATAAATACTTTCTTTGAAGTATATAAGATGCCCTATAAACCCTATGAAAAATGTGTTGGTATATGCATTGCGTTGATCTTATTATTACTGTGTGTATGGGTAATATCTATGTTCAAAAAGAATAAGAACCTCACGCTAGAAGGTATGAATAACTTTTACGACAATCGCCCCAAATCTACGACGCATTATAGCGATGAAAATGGCGTGGAAATCACCACCCTCGGAAAATTCGGCAAATGTCTCGTCATCAACAATGAAATCCAATTGTGTGACAAAACCGAGCACATTTACCACGAAATGATCGTACATTTCCCCGGGCAATATGTAGAAAAACAGATTGAGAATGTGGTGATCATTGGAGGTGGGGATTTAATGACCCTACGGGAGGTCATGAAATACAAAACGCTCAAAAAGGTATTCATGTTAGAACTCAGCGAAGACATTGTCCGCTTATGTAAAAAGTATTTTGATCAATCCGAATTTGAGGAAGATGACCGGGTAGAGATCATTTACGGCGACGCCAACGAGACGATTGAGGACATTCTCCCTGATTATATCAACAAGATAGATTTGGTCATTGTAGATACGACGGAAGACAATGTAGACAACTTGAGTATTGACCAACCCGTGTTTTTTGAAAAATGTTTCAAGTTACTCCACAAAGAGGGAGTGCTCGTGAAAAATGGATTGTTCTTCAAACACTTCTTCCAAGACTTTAAAGATTTGCATACCATATCCTATAACACATATATTCCCTATTTCCAAGAAAAATATGTCTTCACGATTGCGTCCAAGCCGACCTATGACATCCGGAAAACGGAAGTACAAACCAGTCGCTGGGAATATTATAATATATCTACCCAATTCTATAAAATGAAAGATCACAACAAGTACATTATATACGAGGATTATGTAGATACAAAAAACGAGAAAAAAGACACGCGATCCACATCATACAACAAAGAACCAAGTAGGACCAAAGCCAATGTCACCAAAAATGATAACGAGAAACGCGACAATATGAGCTATAAAGACGACGATCATTTCAAAAACCTCTTATAACGAGCGATTGATGAACTCTATTTTGAATACCGACGATTTCCCTTTTTCAAAATACTTTTCCATAAATGCTTTGTTTTTTTGATAATCCAATTGCTTACAGGAAAACAGGTCCACATGCATGCACTTTTGTTCGGGGTATGTATGAATAGATATGTGCGACTCTTTCAAAATCCCAAACCCTGTGTATCCGTGATAATGATGCTGGCGAACCACATCATTTTCTTTGAATCCCAGGTAGCTATAATTGTCTTGTAATCCCATACTCGATAACCCAAACACATCCCATGGGCTTCCATTGTCTTGTCTCTCCACGTAGGTGGACGGAAACACATACATCTCGGGTCGCTTCACAAGCGTGTGGTGATTGTAATTACACCAATCCTCCACCATGCGAACTCCCAACTTTTCATCCTTTAAAATGGGCAGCAATTCGTGATACTTCACGTTTAACATAATATGCGTCATATGAAGACTGTATTATATATATGTATTGATTTTTTAAATCAAATATCGTCAAAATTAATCTCGCATGTGTCACTATCTTCACCACTCCCCCCGCCTTCACCCTCACCCCCGCCTTCACCCTCGCCCTCACCCTCGCCCCCCACCCCTTCTAGTTCATTCACCACACTTTCATCATAGGAAAACACGATACCTATGTCATCGCTACCACTTCCACCCATGCTTCCGCTTCCCCCCCTTCCGCTACCACCACCACTTCCGCTTCCTAAGTCAAGGTT